GCTATGACCGATTTCAAATTGCCGTGGGCTCGCTTGAAACGGGTTCCTATAAGTATGAAGTTTACGATACCAATAGCACGGTTGCCGCTGCTTTGGCGGTCGTTGAAACGGGCTTGGCATTTATACAAACCGCAACGATAGGCTTTAACACCTACTCCAATTCCATCCAGTACACCGTTTTTGGGGCATCCGATGAGGGTGTCTTTGATTCCACTTTTGATTCAACTTTTGACTAATGAGCGTACAAACACGAAGCCAACTCCAAGGGAGTGCTGCTACCATTACCAACGAAACCGCTGCCGGGGCGAACACCGCTGCACGGGTGGGCGGTTTATTTGACGACCTTGCTGATACTGCGACCCTGAACCGGGAACGGGGTTTTGGCTCATTGACCGTTGCATCCAATACCAACTTCACCCCAACAAGCAATTCAGCGGTCAAGTTGACGATTGCGATGGACGAAGGGATTTTGTCAACCTACAACTTTACGATTAACAAAAGCACCTGCGTGATTACCTACACAGGCATCGCTGGAGCTGCGTTGAAGGTGTCTGCAAATATGACCTTTTCGGCAAGCAACAACAGGGAATTTGACTGGTACATCGCCAAGGGAGGCACACCGATAGCATCCAGCAAGGCAGGGGTTACAATGAGCCACGACAATGGCCATGCGGTCTATTTTGAAGCCTACCTCACCGCAGCGGTCAACGATGACTTTACCATCATGGTCAACTCAAAGAACTCTGCTGAACCCATCACGATTCAGTCCCTCAACTTTACCGCAGTAACGCTATGAGTAATAAATCTACTCAACACTTCACCCAATGGTTGGGGATAGAACATAAGGTCCCTGTAATGCTGGAGAACCGCTCCGGCAAGTACATCACCTACGGCTTTGCCAACGAATACCCTTACTACCTGCTGGACAACTATCGCAGGTCGTCAAAGCACAACGCTATTGTAAACGGCAAGGTGAACTACATCATGGGCGGTGGATGGCAGGCAGGCGACAACCTGACCGTGGAGCAAGAGGCCCGCTTCATCAAGTTCTTCGACGGACTTTCCAGCACGGAGGATCTAAACGACATCACGGAGAAACTGGTCCTTGACTTAGAGATTTTCAACGGCTTTGCGGTTGCGGTTACTTGGTCCAAGTTGGGAACCATCGCCAAGATGGAGCACGTCCCATTTGAGAAAATCCGGGTTGACAAAGAGGAGAAGATGTTTCAGGTGGCTGACTGGTACAACGACGACATGATGCAGTTGTTCCCCAAGGTGGGCGACATCGAGAAGATTCCTGCCTTCGACCCGGAGAATCGCCTCGGAAAGCAGTTGTTTTATTACAGGGTCTATGCTGCAGGCGTGAAGCACTATCCTCTCCCCGAATACATTGGAGGCAATGCTTGGATTGAGGCAGACGTGCAAGTGGCGAACTTCCACAACAACAACCTCCGCAACAACTTTTGGGGCGGTTACTTGATAAACTTTAACAACGGGATTCCTACACCTGAAGAACAGGGCGACATCGAAAGGCAGATTAAACGCAAGTTTTCGGGAACCGACAACGCTGGTCGCTTTGTTGTAACCTTCAACGATGATGCAGCCAAGGCCCCGACACTTGAACCGCTCACTCCGAGCGACATGGACAAGCAGTTCGAAATCCTGAACAAAGCCATCCAGCAAGAGATATTTATCGCACATCGTGTAACGAATCCAGCGTTATTCGGTGTCAAAACCGAAGGCCAACTCGGAGGAAGGACTGAATTAGTCGAGGCTTACGAACTATTCAAGGCGACCTACGTCAACGACCGGGTGCAGAAGGTCGAAAGAATGATAAACTACTTGGGGTCTTTCAATGGAGTTGAGGGCATGGAATTGATTCCTACCAACCCAATCACGGAGCAGTTGAGCGAACAGGCTCTGCTTCAAGCCATGACCCCTGCTGAACTGCGTGAGAAAGCAGGATTGCCACCGATTGAAATCAAGACTGAATCAAGCGTCCAAGACGTTATCACGGCCATCAATTCGCTTTCTCCGTTGGTTGCCAACAAGGTCTTGGAATCCATGTCAGCCAACGAAATTAGGGCCTTGGTGTCCTTGCCTGCAAAGGCAGAGGGTTCGGGTCTTGCAGGAGCAACGGCAGCCGTAGAGGTCAGCCCTGAACCTACTGCACCGCAAGGCTTGGCATCGAACGAGAACATCAAGAAGTTATCGGGCCGTGAGTACCAAAACCTAATGCGAATCGTCAGGCAGTACATGCAGGACAAAATCACGCTGGAGATGGCTCGGACCATGCTATCAGCGGGCTTTGGTTTGTCAGCCCAAGAGATTGACACGATGCTGGGCGTTCAGTCCCAAGAGTTCAGCGAACCGACTTGGGGCGAGGAAGACGACGAAGACTACGGGTGGGGCGACGAAGAGTTCAAGGTCTTGGAAGTAGTTGCAAGCAAGTTTGGAAGACATGCAGACGACTACCACGTCATGCACTCGAAGCCGATGCGTTTTGACACCGATTTAGACGACCAAGTGCGACAGGCCTTTGCTGAACTGGGCGAAGAAGAAGTTGAACTGGACAAGAAGATTGAGGCGTACCGCAAGAAGAACCGGGACGCAAGCGTTGAAGAAATGGCAAAGGAATTTGGGGTCAGCAAGGCGAAGGTCGCCAAGCGAGTCGCTTACCTAATCACCAAGGACCGCTATCCTATCAGCAGGGCCGTGGACAAGATAGCCGAGCAGAACCTACCCAAGAACGTGAAGGAAGTTGCCGAGCCAGTCTTGGAAGTCCGATACAAATACTCTTGGGCCACAGGTTTCAGCAACAAAGACAAAGGCTCCAGCCGTGAGTTCTGCAAGGTGATGCTTGACTTGGCCGGGCAGGGCAAGGTTTACACCCGTGAGGACATCGATGGGATTTCTGCAATCATGGGTTATTCCGTTTGGAACAGGAGAGGCGGTTGGTATCACACGCCTAGCGGAGTGAATCGCCCCCAATGCAGGCACGTATGGGAGCAGCAGTTGGTAATCCGTAAAGGCAATAAAATCAGCAAGGCATGAAGGCACTATTCATAAGCGAAGAAACGCTGCTCGACAATAGCATCATAAACGAGAACGTCAGTTACACGCAGATACGCCCAACGATTGTCAAGGTGCAGGAGATGCGGATTCAGCCAATTGTAGGCTCTCCGTTGTATGGGGAACTGATTACGCAGGTCGTCAGCGGTTCAACGTCTGCACTCAACCAAACGCTGCTGGAGGATTACATTCAACCCGCAATGATTCAATGGCTTTACTACGAGTTGCCCATGGTGTTGGCCTTTAAATACATGAACAAGGGGATGGTCCGTAGAACGAGCGAAGAAAGTTCCCAAATGAGCATGGAAGAAATCACAAGGCTGACCGATAAGGTCAAGAACGATGCCGAGTGGTACTCCGAACGCATCACTCGATACCTCATGGAGAACCGCAATTCCTATCCGCTTTGGAACTCGCCTCCGTCTGCTTTGGATACCATCTACCCGAACGCTACCAACTACCGAACTGGGATGGTCCTCGACCGCAACCGGAGGATGGGAATCAGCAACCTTGACTACCCCTACCCTTACGGTCAATTCGGGGCGTGTAATGACTGCTAAGCATGGGAGCACATAAAAAAAACATACTGAAACTTCAGAATTATGTCTTGGATAAAAATCAAGCAAGCCCTGCTGGACCTTGCCAACAACCACCCTCAGGTCAACTCCTTCGGGACGGGCGACCCTCTTGCGGTAGGCACAGACAACACCATCAACCTGCGAACCCCAAGCCGTGAGCGTATCGTCTATCCTTTGGTCTTTGCGGATGTTCAGTCGGCAACTACTGATGCTGGTACTTTGGACCTTGTGGTCGGTGTCTATTTTAGCGACCGGGTGGAGTCCATCAAACCGATGGGCGGAGTGGTTTCGGGCAGCCCTACGCTGGGCTGGCAGGATAACGAGGACGAGGTCTTAAGCGACCAGTTGCAAATC